TTATTTTTATATTATTAGATCCGAATACATCAATATTAGTAGTACCAAGTAATGTTTTATTAATTTCAATGAATAATAATCCATATACATCTAAATTATCTATAGGAATATCTAGAACAATTGCAGTTGATAACACAATATATAGATATTGCTTAAATCATAAATAATTCATTTATTATGTATGACAAGATATTACTAATGATTTATTACTTTCCCATTGTTCTAATATTACTTGACCTGCAATTCCCGAAACTTTTGTATAGACTTTCACATGTCCTCCACGTTCATCATATTTCCAATCTCCAGAAGAACTTATTCCATTCCAACTAACTTCTAATTTATTACTAGTATTATTTTTATCATATTTATATGAGTCTATATAACTAATACCTTCCCACTGATCATTATTACTACTATATTCGGTTTGTACAATATCAGGATTGGCATTAAATACGTATACCCATTCAGGTGATTTACCACTCTGACTTAAAGGAACGTTTATTTCCGATCAATTCCTTATTAATGTATATTAAAATTAAATAAATTAATCATATGAAGACAGGAATTGAAACATTAATTTCAGAGGTTGGAAAAAGAATTACTAACAAAACCCAAGTAGAAGGAGGAATTATTTCTGGTTTAGGAATAAATAAAACTAATGGAAAAGAATACGTTATCTTAAGCGTTTGTGGATCATCGAACATGACGAAAGATCAACTTAATGATCTTTGCGATATTAAAATTATTACTGAAAAACTTATTACAGAGACATTCGATTCTAATGGAATTCCAATGTTTTCTTATTGTACAATAGACGAATTCTTTAATTATTGGAATATCGTTAATGATGAAGAAATTAAAAGTTCGATAAATTTAACTTTTAAAGAAGCAAAAGAATTATTTTCCTCAACAATATCTTGGGATATAAAAGAGAAGATCTTAAAAATTTATTCAAGAAGACAACTTGAAGGTCTTCCAGAAAAAATAGAATATCCAAAAGTACCACAAGATTATCCAGCTGAAAAATTTAGAGATAGTGCTAGAGCTTTTAAGGAACTAATTTGGTTAGTTAAAGAATATACCAAAGCATCAGCTCTTCAAGAACCTAACTGGAATGATTACTCACAAAATAAATTTGCTATTGTGAGACGCGAAACAGCGGTTATGATTTCGAAAGAAAAAACTTTCTTTCCAATAGCCTTTCTCTCTAAAGAAGTTGCTCGAGTATTCTTAGAAGATCATAAAGAGTTACTAGAAGAATATTATATGATTGGAAAATGAAAAAATTATTGATTATCCTAATTTTAATATTAATTTCCAGTTGTGAAGTAGATCTAGAAAAGTATTCTGGATGGATTATTAAAGAAAAAGTCGAGAACCTTTAGGACTTAATTTTATTATCAGTGATCCAAACAATGATAACAATTGGAAAATTTTAATAGTTCAGAAATATACATATAAAAAATATAATATTGGAGATACAATAAAATGAAAGAATTAAAAACAGCTTCTCTCTCAGAAATTCCAGAGAGATTAGAAAAATTATTAACTCCAGAGAATGGGTACTCACGAAAAACAAAAAATATCTTGGTAAGATATGCTAGATGGTCTTTAACTTATAATAAAGTAATGATGAAATCCGACACTAAGTATGTAAATTTTGAATATAGTGTTGTTGGAATTTATCCATATATTTATCTTATTCCGACTATTAAAGTATATAAGTTAGATCGAATAATTGGAAGTAATTTAGTTTATTCGGTTATCGATACTATAAAAAATCCGAAAGTTTGTTTTGATATCCCGGCTCTTATAGAATTAGGAGAAAAGCATGGAGTAGAGTTTAGACAATATCGTGGAAAAGGTCCAAATAAAAAACCCATGGCGAGAGTAATGCTAAGAAAATTCACGGATATAGAGAGCTCGTATTTTTACCTTGAAGATTACATTTCAACAGATGATATAATAATTGAAACTTTCGATGGACTTAAGAGCTCAGAACAACGTGATATATTCTTAGAACTAGGAACGCCATGTTTTTGTATGACGTTAGATTCTGAAACAAAAGAATGGATTTTTACTCTTAATCCTACTATCGGATCCTTTCCTGAAGATATAAATTTTCAAGGATATCCAGATGATTGGTCAAACGAGGGAATAATTCAAAGATATCAAGAATTTTCCGAAGATCTCCAAAAACCACGTCAAAAAGTAACTCCAGAATCAGTAGCTGAAGAAAAACGACTAGAATTGGAGAGACGAAAAAAGATAAAAGAACAGAAACGTACTAAAAATAGGAATAATGATAGATCTAAGAAAATATGCAATGTTTCCAGAAAGTGATAATTTTTTGGATAGTAGTACTCCAGGGTTAGAAGAATTAGAAAAATTTAATAAGATCATGGAAGAAACGCGAAAAAATTTGAATATAAAATCAGGATCAAGAAATGATATAATTTATGAAAAAGACGCTGACAAAGAATAAATGGATAACTGCAAAAGGTGAGGAATTATCTTTAGAAGAAATGAACAGTTCCCATATATTAAATGCAATTAGAAAAATAAAATCTTCAACAGGATGGAGAGAAGATTGGCTGCCTATCTTAGAAGCAGAACTAACTAGGAGAGGAATGATAGCAAGAACAGATGATTATGAGAAAAAGATTATAACTGATGAGGAAAAAATGTATTTCTTATGTACATCATGTGAATACCAAATGTTATCCGTTGAAGGTGGTAGTTTATCTGACATACTGAATATTACTATTAATGATCAAATAAAAAGTTATATAAGAGATAATATTTTTTGTATATCTCTTGAACAATCTAAGGAAAATTTTATTTCGGAAATGGATAAATTAGTAAGAAAAACTAGAAGTGATTCTAAAGAAGATGCTGAGAAATTTATGAGTTATTATGAAAAATATCTTCTAATCAATGTCTTTTCAAAAGAATGGAGTAATTTTATGAATTTAATGTTAGGTCGTCATGGAAAGTAGAATCAAAGAATCAATTATTAAACACTTAGAGTATCAAAAAAGTATTGCTAAAGATCCCGAAGGACCGTTTATATGTTGTCCTATGCCTGGTAAAAATTCATGGACCATTTCTGAAATAATAGAGGAAGTAAGAAAAGAGACAGAATTTGGAGAGGAATTTGCAGATGATGTTATAGGATTAGCTATTGATATTTTATGTCGAAAGAATCAATCAATGAATGGATAAACTCTCAAGAACTAACAACCGAAGATCTTGATTTTATGTGGGATTTTTGTATAGTTTTCGGTCATCCTGTAATATCTAAACTTGGAATGGCTTCTTGGAAGGATTTACGTCCAGATCTAATTAAACAAATTCCGAACGAATACAAGAAGATGGTAGAGAAAATAATATATAATAAAGAATAATGAAATTATTGAATTTAGAGGAATATTTAACTCCAGAAAGTATAAAAGTACATGATATTAATCAATGGGATTCATTTTTATTTAACTTACTTGAAGAAGAAAACATATATCCACCTAAACTTACTGGACAATGGATAACAGATAAAAATAGATTTTATGAAAAGTTTGTATGTTTGAAAGAAGTAACTGAGAATACTTATTATCATATGTATTGTAGACAGTATAATCCAGTTGAAATTACTATTTATCATAAAAATGGATTATATGATCTTAGATGTATGTTAATGAGTATTGATGATACAGCTTTTGGGTTTGGATGGGAAAATTTAGAAAGACTTAGTATAGATAAATATGTTCTAGAAATTATATCTTGGATTGATAAAGTAGATAAATTAGATCATGAAGAATTAATTAAATATGGACTTTCTTTAGGTGCAGAAGATTTAAGTTGGTAATTAAATATAAACATGAATGATTTTAAAATAAAAGATATAGTAAAAGGATTAATGATTTGTACTTTTATTTCAGGGTTTTTAATAGGTATCTTATCAGTTTTAATTTTAATTTATTCAACAATATGAAGAAAGAATTATATGATGAGTATGTAAAAGCTTGGGATATTTGGAAGAAAAGAACTGATGAATATTTTCAAAAAAGAGTTGAAATAATTAAAGATAAAACTCTCTCCGAAGAATCTCAATCAAAACTTTTAGACACATTAGCAGAGAATTTTGATAGAAAAGGTTTTACAGAAGAATATTTTGGACCTTGGACGGAAATAAGAGATGTTACTGATCTATTAAATCCTGATTTCATTTTACCAGGAATAGGAAAAAATTATTCAGAACTTCAAATAGCAAAAGATGATGTTCCAGGAAATTGGGGTAAAATTGCTAGAGATTGCTATGATCCTAAGAGATATGGAAAAATAATTGGACTTGGATATGATTCCGGAGATTATTACCTTATTATAAAAAATCCTGATACTGGAGAAGAATCAACAATCTTAATGAACACTAAATATACTATTGATTCATAAAAGAATATAAGACTAGGATTTTATTTTCCTAGTCTTATTTTTCTCTTACCTTAAACGTTCCTTTAAATCAAGAGGGTAATATTATAACATATACATTTACTGTCTCACCTACCTCTATTAAATTTCCAAGAGAAGGAGGAACAAGGACTTTATCTATAGTATCTACTAAAAGTAGTTCTAATGGAAATATTGAAAATCTCGGATATAGTTACAAGCTATCTGGAGGCGTTATAGAATCTTCTTACTTCAGCTTTTCTGGAAGTACTGTAACTGCAAAGAATTATAGTGGTAGCATAGATCTTCAAAGTACACTAACCCTAACACAGAATGAATCTGGAAAAACAGTTACAATAAATCTTAGTTACGAAGAACAAGAGTTACTTCCTAATAGACCGGTCTTGAAATCCGAAAAGATTTCTGAGTATAGTACAAGATATTATCTTGAATGTAGGTATCCTGTAACATCTGATCTAAAAATTGAATATAGTGGAGTACATTATCAATTTCCTGAAGAAATTCCAGTAAATGGAACCACATCTATTAGTATAGGAAGTACTGTTAGTGAAACTATATATACCTCTAATTCAAAGAACTCGTCGCTTATAATTAACAGCACTGTAGTAACTCCAAGTCAAGATTCTAATTATATTTATAATTAACTATGATATTGTGTAAACAAATACTGAAAATGTTTTATAACCACTTTCTCCTTCATTCCAAGACTGGGAGCTGGGAGACACCGTAGCATTTCCTTCTCTCCAGTAATCAGAATTACTTCTTTTATAACTAAATGTTGCCGTCACTGTAACAGTAGTAGCAGATTCTATTCCTCTAGACACTTCTACGTCTGCATTATCTCTACTAAATGAATAGCTTTTTGATATTCCAGGTCCTTCGATCCAACCACTCACTTCATACTCATATATACCAGTTGGTCTATTACCATCTAAATGTATATTGACATATCTGACTACTTCAACTTTAGCATACTGATTTAAAGGAACGTTTATTTCCTTATATATGTTATGAACTTAATAAATTATTTAAAGAAGAGATTATGAAAATAGTAGAAAATTATGTATTTTTCTGGGGTGATTATCCATTTTCAAATTTTAGTGAGACTCCTATAGTCTTAGAAGATTTTATAATGGTTGATGGAATTGGACAAGAAAAAGAAGTAGTATTGCCTACTTCAGAACATTATTTTATGTTAAGAAAGGCATTATTTTTTAATGATATAGATATTGCTGGGAAAATCATAGAAACTCCTCTTCCGAGAGATGCGAAAAAATTTGGTAGACAAGTTTCAGGTTTCATAGAAGAAGAATGGGAGAAAGAAAGAGAAAATGCTATGATGGATGCACTTCGCCTTAAGTTTACTCAATCTGAAGAAGCTAGAAATGAACTTCTTAATACAAAATACCTCGATAAATCTTTTGTTGAAGCAAGTCCGATAGATTCTATATGGGGGATAGGAATGGGAGAAAATGATCCTAATCGTTTAGATACCTCAAAATGGGGTTTAAATCTTCTTGGAAAATGTTTAGATAGAATTAGACAAGAATTACAAACTCAAAATATCTAAAATATTATGTCAAAAAACAATAATACAGTAGTTTATAGATATCTTCCAGAGTATAATTATAGAGCACTTTGGAGAAATAATGTAACTGTTAGATTTGTAATGGAAGGAGATGATCCGAAGTATATCCCAGAATTACCTCCAGAGGAATCCGAGTTTTATGATGTAGGAATAAATGATCGTTGCGATGCAGGCTGTCCGTTCTGTTATGTTTCGGCCAATAAAAATGGTACTAATTTTTCAGGGATAGTTAAGACATGGAAAAAATTATCCCAAAATATATGGTACCAAAGAAAAATTGGCCAAATAACAGTAACGAACGGTCCAGTACAAATCGCGATAGGATCTACAGGGGAGCCAACACAACATCCAGATTTTCCAGAATTTTTAAAAATTGTAAAAGAGTCAGGAGTAGTTCCAAATTATACTACAAACGGACTTCTTCTTGGTTATTCTGGAAAAGATCAAGAGATTATAAAAAGACGTGATAATCTTTTAGATGTAACTGAAAAATATTGTTCTGCTGTTGCTATATCACTTGGAAATAAAAACCTTAGAGAAGCAGCAATACGAGCTATAGAAAACTTAATTCCTAGAGATATTCACGTAGTCACTCATCATATTATCTCTGATCTTGACAGTGTTCTAGATTTTTTTGAGTTTAGAAGAAAATATGGAAAGAAAATTCATTATTATACTCTTCTTCCATTAGCAAAATCAGGTCGATCAGAGAAAGAAATGTCTCAAGGAGTATATAATTTCTTAGAATCTGAGATTTTATTTAGACAAAGAGAAATAATGGAAGATATGGGTAATATTAGTTTTGGAGCTAAATTTATTCCATATGTTAAGAGTCATGGAAATTTATTAAATGCGTGTTTAATTCCGGAGGGAGCGTATTCAAAAAATATGCTTATTAAGGATGATAAAGTGATTATAACTCCGAGTAGTTTTGACCTAACACCTATAAAAATAATAAATCTATGAAAAGAATAATACAGGAAGAATTTATATCTAATCATGATGTAGAATCTAAAATTTATGATTTATTACAAAATACTGAAAATCAAATTTACATATCTATTCCAAGAATTGATAATATTTCAAATATACCTCTTTACTTATTTAAAAGACAGTATTTAATTATACTCTTAGAATACGGAGATGACTCAGGGAACATTAAAATTGATTTAATAACTTCTAATTTCTATGGTAAAATTCGAGATCTAATTTTAGAGAAGAGACTGTTTATATTTAACCCCTTAATTAATAAGCAAGGAAGTATATTATTGCGAAAAGGTTTAGATAATAGAATAATAATTCAATTTCCTAGATTTGAAATACTTTTTGAAAAAATAAATGAATGTAAATGGGAGATGTATAATACTATGGTTGTAGAGCCTGAAGAGGATATTAAAGAGTATTTATTAAAAAATAAAGATGATTATAGATTAATAAA